GACAGAACAAGGCATCGATTTCAGACTAAGCCGTGAAAGATTGGGTCTGGGAAGTGATACAACACCAGAAGAAAATAAGGGGGCAGTAATCAAATATCTTACAGACCATCCATTGCACTGTATCGCAGAACTCAATGAGCCGATATTTGAACCCCTCCCGGAATCCGTACAAGCCCAACTCTCTACCCTGCACAGCGAGAACGGCACGACACATGTATTTGTAGATTCCGGAGAAGTGGAAGCAGGAATCAAACTCACATACAGAAAGGAGATTTAATATGAACTACGCAAAAATCATGGAAAACGGAACCGTAAGAATCAGTTCCATCAAGAAAGAAGGCTATAAGCCGCTCAAAGAAGAAAAGCCGGAGGGATTTAGCAATTTAGTCTTTGTCGGCTATACCGAAACAGAGGAAAATGTAATTAAAGAATACGAGGCAGTCGATGACGGTATGAGCGCCTACGGTAAGCTGCAAAAGGACTTAAAAGCAACGCAGGCGGCGCAGGAAGTCACGGATCAAGCGGTGCAGGAACTGATTCTCGCAACGATGAAAATGGGGGTGTAAATTATGGCACAGTTTTTAGCTAATAGGATTAAAGGCGGGCACTTGAGAATTGATGAAGCACCGGAAAGCTTAAAAGAGCAGGTGCAGGCGTTACTTTAGGAGGAAAGATATGCTTAAATGGCTGAAACAGAGATTTTGTAAGCACAAGTACCGCAAACACTACGACAAGACTGCAAAGGGATATGTGCGGCGTTGTGTGAAGTGCGGGAAAATAGAATAAGTAAGACATTGGCACATAGAGATATGTGTTATTTTTATGCCTTTTTCCGGCAGGCGGTAAAGAACCGGAAAATATTTTAAAGCAATGGTCTGGACAATGGATGGACTGGGGCGGAAAGAGGGTAAAAATGAAAAATAAACTATTTATGGCATTACAGTTATTTGCCGAAGACGAAGGAACTGGGGCAGAAAGCAATGGATCCGGCGCAAGTGGTGAAGGAACACAAGGCAACGAGGGAGATCAGGGAACTTCCGGTAATACGTTTGAGAACTTTTTAAAAGATGGGAAGAATCAAGCGGAGTTCGATAGGCGTGTTAGCAAGGCAATCGAAACAGCACTCGGAAACGCAAAGGTGAAATGGCAGGAAGATGCCGACCAAAAGGCGGAAGAAGCTGCTAAAGTTGCAAAGATGAATGCAGAGCAGAAACAGCAGTATGAGCTGGATAAGTTGAAAAGAGAGAATGAGAGATTGCAGGCAGAGTCTGTTAAGAATCAGCTCAGCAGAAATGCGGCAGGAGTCCTCTCGGATAAAGGCATTGAAGCAACGCAAGAGGTGCTTGATTTTGTTGTGGGAGCTGATGAAGCAGATACCAATGCAAGGATTGACACTCTCGTGAAAATCGTAGAATCCCAGCTTAAGAAAGCAGAGATCGCTAGAGCAACCGGAACTACACCAAAGACCATGACGAACCAAGGAAGCCAGATGTCTGAATTTGACAAGAGACTTGCAAAGTATAAGTAAAGGAGATTATGAAAATGAAAAACAAAGAATTTATGATGTTACAGTTATTTGCAGATGGAGACAACAATGATATGACGGCAAGGAGCTTTCAGCTTGAGTTTAAAAACCTCTTGCAGGCAGTATTCAAGAAGACAGCTTATTTTGCTGACTTTTTCGGCGGAGAGCTCGAAGCACTTGATGGTGTGAGAGAAAACGAGACAGCATTTTACGTAAAGACATCAGACATCCCAGTTACTGTTGGAACTGGATATGATAAGACGGCAACGAAAGCATTTGGAACAGGAACAGGAAGCTCTAGTCGCTTTGGAGAGAGAAAAGAGATTATCTACAAAGACACCCCAGTCAATTATTCTTGGAGTTGGAATTTTCACGAAGGAATTGATCGGCACACGGTAAACAACGATTTTGATGTTGCGGTGGCAGATCGCTTGGAACTGCAGGCGCAGGCAAAAACCAAGGCATTTAACAAACAGCACGGAAAATTTATTTCCCAGTCAGCCGGAAAATCTTTGGAAATCACAGATTACACAGCAGATAGCGTATTAAAGCTGTTTAACGAACTTTCAAAACATTTCAACAACATCGAAGCAATCGGAACGAAAAAGATTAAGGTTTGCTCAGACCTTTACAATGCGATTGTAGATCATCCTCTGAATACAGCTGCGAAACACTCTACTGTAAACATTGACGGAAACGAAGTTGTGAAATTCAAGGGCTTTCTCGTGGAAGAGGTTCCGGACGAATTATTCCAGTCCACAGATTGCGCTTATGCTTATATCGCAGGAGTTGGTAAGGCATTTACCGGAATCAATACAGCAAGAACGATCGAGTCAGAAGACTTTGACGGTGTAGCTTTGCAGGGTGCTGGAAAAGCAGGAGAATTTATCCTGAAAGATAACAAGAAAGCAGTCGTTAAGGTTACTAAAAACGGGTAAGGGATATGATCAATGATTTAAAAAAGCTTCTTGGAATTGAGGATGATACTCTCGATTCCAAACTGGAGCTGATTCTTAGTTCTGTGCAGGGGCGCCTAAAGCTCCTGCTTGGAGGAATTGAAGTACCGCAGGAAATGAATCACATTGTTATTGAAGTGGCAGTGATCCGGTTTAATCGTTTGGGATCAGAAGGGATGTCAGCTCATAGTGTTGAAGGAGAAAGCATGTCCTACAATGATAATGATTTTGATGGATTTATGAATGAGATACAGGCTTTTTTAGATTCACAGAAGGAATCAAAACGAGGAAGGGTGCGATTTATTTGAGGTGTGATACAGAAGTCTTCTTCCAGTCAATCTCGCCGGGGGAGTATGACGAATCTACTGGCGACTATAAAGAAGATACTGTACTGGAAGAAAAAAGACATGCCAGTGTTACAGATACCGGCACGGATACGATGAATCTTGTGTATGGATCCATAAAGCAGGGGAGCAAGACAGTGCGCTTACAGATGCACTATAAAAAAACGTTTGACCGTATCCGGATAGGCGATACCCTATACAAAGTGGATTTTGAGCGAAAACTGCGGACAAAGCATGTGTTTGTAATATCGGAGGTGCAAAGTGGCAGAAATTAAATTTGAGGGAATTGCAAAGCTGAATAAAGGTTTGAAGAAGAGAATGGATATGAGCGCAGTGAAGACTGTTGTAAAAAAAGAACGGCTCTGAAATGCAAAAGAAAGCGAAGAGGAATGCACCAGTTGGAACACCGGAGAGTACCGGGATTCCCGGATACATTGGGGGTACTTTAAGGCGAAATATCAACTTTGAGATTTCAGACGGTGGAATGGCCGCCACAGTAGAGCCGACAGCCGAGTATGCACCTTATGTAGAACTCGGAACCCGATTCATGGAAGCCCAACCCTATTTAAAACCCGCATTTGAGGAGCAAAAGAAACAGTTTGAAAAAGATTTGCAAAAGCTTGTGAGGTGAGATATGGATCCACAGCAAGAATTATTTACGAAATTACTTACAGAGATCAAAGCATTAGGATATGACGTATATGACGGTTTTTTGCCGCCGGATGGTACGCCGTATCCTTTTGTTTATCTTGCAGACAGCCAACAGATAGATGATGCCAATAAAACCGCTGTCTTTGGGAGTGTCCATCAGACAATCCATGTTTGGTATGACAATCCAAAACAGAGAGGAACAGTATCAAAAATGTTGTTGGCAATTAAAGCTACATGCAGAAAATTGGAACACACCGATAATTTTGCATGGGATGTCCGGAATGTAAATCAAAGGATTTTGCCGGATAAGACCACAAAGCAGCCGCTTTTACATGGGCTGTTAGAAATAGAATTTAGTTTTAGTTAGAGAGGAGAAAAAGCATGTTTAAGACAAGTTTACAGTTATTTGCAGAGGCGGTATCCGGTAAGAAAATCGTTTATCTGTACCGTATTGCAGAAAAAGCAAAAACAGAAGCAGCGAGAAATCTTGCATTTACAACGGAAAATGGAAGAACGAAAAGCAAAGACGCAGAAGCTACGGCTACGAAAGATGGAACTATTCGTACACCGGGAGCGGCAGAAACAGAGATTACTGCAACAGCCGTGTTATCTAAAGGGGATAAGCTTATCGCAGAACTGGAAGATGCGATGGATGATGACAAACTAATCGAAATTTGGGAAGTAAACCTCGAAGAAAAAGCGTTAACTGGAGAAAATAAATTTAAAGGAAT